TCCGCTCGCTCTGGCAGCCGACCGACCAGGAGACGGCGACGGCCTATCAGGCCTTCGCTGCAGGTGACGCGTCGAACGTGAACGCGGGCATCCTGGAGCCCGAGGAGATCGCGATCTCGCGCTACGGTGGCCGGAAGTTCGGCACGGTCGTCCGGATCCAGACGGAGAGCCGCGAGAAGTTCCTCGCCGAGAACCCGCCCGGTGAGGCGAAGGCGGCGGGGATCGAGTCGGGCGACCTCAACCCGGACGGATCGGCCAAGGTGCCGCCGCCCCCTCCGCCCGGCAGCGCTCCCGCGTCGGGCAAGGAACCGCCCGCCGACCCCGCCGCGCCCAAGGCATAGGGCGCGTGTGCCGCGCGCCGGTCACAGGCGATGCACGGCGCGCGGCTGTGACCGCCCCGTCGTGCTCGTGGGCGTCGGCGAGGATCGCGGCGTGCGCCACGTGCCGGACCACGACCTGTGCGCTCGGCACTGGCGGGACCTGCAGAACGCGCAGCACGCGGCGAGGGTGCGGCCAAGGGTTGACCGAGCGGCACTAATAAGGGAGAAAGAATCCCTAAATCGGTTCAACGCTGGCCAACGGAGAGGCACATGACGAAGAAGGAAGAGCGGCGCGCGGCACGGCGCGCGGAGAAGTCGAAGGCGGTTCATCGGCGCGTGTGCGCGTGCGGTGCGTCGTACAAGACCGAGGCGAAGCGCGGCCGTCCGTTCCCGACCTGCCCGAAGTGCCGGAAGAAGTAGGCCATGGACACGACGACGACGGGTGACACGGTCGGAGAGTGCGCCATTAAGGCGCTGCGCGGGTTCGGCAAGGATGGCGCGTCGGCGGCCGACCTCGCCAGCATCGTGCGGAAGTGCGGGCACGGAGTGGCGACGGCGCCCGGAGTGGCGGCGCGGCTACGCAAGTACGCCAAGCGTGGCGCGTGCCGTGTCGAGTGGGTGACGACGCGTAAGGGCGACACGGAGATGCCCGCTCGGCAGGAAGAGAGGTTCTACGCGTGACCCGCCCCCGGACGACCTCGCAGCGTGAAGACGCGATCGAGAAGCTCCGAGACGCGCCACACCTGACCGCGTGCGCCGACGTGCCAGACGCCACGTGCGACAAGCGGAAGGGCTGCTTCATGCCCGGCTCGACGACGCGTCGGTGCCCGGCATATCTGCCGCCGCATAGCGGGAGGCGCGCGTGATCCGGGGCCTGCTCGTCGTGCTAGGGCTCTTCGCCCTGGCCGCTCTGCTCGACGATCTCGCCGAGGCAAGGCGCGACCTCGAGGAGGCCCGACGCGAGGCTCGCAGGCTGCGCGCGCTAGCGGGCGACGGGACGGCTACGCCATGACCACGACCCCGAACCGACCGCCCACACGCGTGGAGGACTTCAGCGCGCGTGGGATCTGGATCGTCTTGGCGTGCGTGGTTTTTATCGTCGCCATCGCAGCGCTGGCCGTGTGGACTGATGGCCCGCCGAGGCGCTGTCTTGAGCCGCGCGTGACGGTGGAGTGGTGGAGCGGTCCGCACGGCCTGCCGCTCCGCCCTATCGAGCGCACCGCCTGCGACCGGTGGGCGCCATGACCACGACCCGCGGCGCGTCGTTCCTGCGCCAGCTCACGGTTCGCCGCGGGTCGGCTGTCGCCCTAGAGAGGGCGCGCGGCGGCAGTGCTCGATCACGCCGACTGAGGCGGAAGAAGATCCGGCCGCAGCGCCAGCCCGACGCCATCCGGCGCACCTACTACGAGGCGATCGCAGCGCTCACCTCGCAGGCGCGCGAGGCCGTGCGGCGGGCGCTCTATCCCCTCGGGCCCAGTCTGGTAGAGGAGACGACCCGAGCGAGGGGGGACGACGCGACCCTGCGCCTAGACTCTCCCGCATCGGCGCAGCGCATCTTCCGCGATCTCGCCCGCGACTTCTTCGCCGAGTTCTCCAACGAGAAGGTCGCCGCCACTGTGCGGCGCTTCGGCGTCGAGCTCTCCGACTACCAGCGGCGCGAGGTCGCGCGGCAGTTCGAGCAGGCGATCGGCTTCGACCCGTTCCGCATGGGTGAGGCGTGGCTGCCTGCCAGGATCGAGGGCTTCACCGCCGAGAACGTCGCGCTGATCCGAACGGTGCCCGAGCGCTACTTCGCCGACATCGAGACGAACCTGATCCGATCCCTTCGCGGCGGCATGCGCTGGGAAGAGATCGCTCCGATGCTCGAGGAGCGCTTCGGAGTCGCCGAGTCGAACGCCGAGAGGATCGCGCGGGACCAGGTCGGCAAGTTCTACGCCGAGCTCAACCAGGCCCGGCAGAGGGATGTCGGCGTCGACTCGTACGTGTGGAGGACGGCACGCGACAACAGGGTCCGGGACTCGCACTATGACCTCGAGGGCACGTCGTTCACGTGGGAGAGCGGCGGGGACGCGGTCGAGGGCAATCCCGGCGAGCCGATCAACTGCCGGTGCCAAGCGGAGCCGGATCTGACGCCGTTGCTCGACGCCCTCGACGCGACGTGAGTAGCGCCCCTCCCCGCGATGTAGTAGCGGGAGGGCATGGCATCGATCGACCCCACCCGAGTTCGCCGCTTCGACCGCGGGCAGATCAGCAAGGCCGAGAAGACGCCCGATGGATTTCTCCGGACTCCCGCGTTCATCGCGCGCACGGGGATCTATCTTTACGCCGACGCGAACGGCACCATCACCCGTGAACTGCGCCGGCCCGAACAGGTCTTCGACCCCGAGTCGCTCCGGTCCTTCTCGCTCGTCCCCGTGACGGACGGGCACCCCGTCGAGGGCTACGTCGACGCCCTGTCGGCCTCGCGCTACCAACGTGGTTCGCTCGGCGAGAACGTCGAGCGGGACGGCGAGATGGTGCGCGCGCCGATGATGATCACGGGCGCCGACCTAGTGAAGAAGATCCTCGACGGCGAAGCGGTCGAGTGCTCGTGCGGCTACACGTGCGAGGTGGTCACGGGGGGCGGTCTCTACGACGGCCAGCCCTACGACACAGAGCAGACGAAGATCCGTGGCAACCACGTGGCGATCGTTCCGGCGGGGCGCGCCGGTCCAGCCGCCCGGGTGAAACTTGACGCGGGCGACGCGATCGCGCTACCCGCTGAGGCTGACACGCGCACCACGCGCGACGACACCCGAACCGAGGAGAGTCCGATGGAGCGCGAGATCACGATCAACGGGATGAAGTTCAAGCTGCCGGCCGTCGTGTGCGACGCGATCGAGGCGCAGGCGCGCACCGACGCGGCGAGCACCAAGGCCCGCATCGACGCTGCCGAGGGCATGAAGACGTGCCCCGAGTGCGGCGCCAAGTGCGCGGCCGATGCCAAGAAGTGCGACAAGTGCGGTCACGTCTTCGGTGGCAAGGCCGACGCGCTCGCCGCGGCGCAGGCCAAGGCCGACGCGCTGACCGCCGAGGTCGCCAAGCTCAAGACCGACGCCGAGGCCGTCACCAAGGCGCAGCCGAAGCTCGTCGCCGACGCGCTCGAGGTGGTCGACGTGGCCCGCCGGGCCGGCGTCGAGGTGAAGATCGATGCGCTGGACCTCCCCGCGCTCCGCCGCGCTGTCGCCGAGAAGGTGAACGGCGTCTCGCTCGAGGGCAAGGCCGACGCCTACGTCGCCGCGTCCTTCGACATAGCCCGCGTCAAGGTCGACGCGACCGCCACGGGCGCGGGCCTGCTCGGCGCGCCCCCGCCCGCCGGCGGGGAGAAGCGCGAGGACGCCGAGACCGCGCGCGCGGCCATGGCGAAGCGCAACGCGGACGCGTGGAAGACCAAGTAGCCCGTCCCTCACCCCAACTAGGAGCCCCGATGGCCCAGACCAGCTACAGCATCGCCCCCGCCGCGGCGTACCGCGGCATGCCGTACGACATCAGCACGAGCGTCAAGCGCACCGTGCGCGTCAACGCCGGCAGCGCGCGCCCGTTCGGTACGTTCGTGATCGAGGGCGGCGCCGCCAATGCGCTCGACGGTGACGTGACCGTTCTCGCCGACGCCAACTCGAAGATCGCGGGCGTGCTCCACCACACCCACGACATCCGGCAGGACCCGAGCACGACCGCGCTCGTGGCCGGCGTCGACGTCCCCGATCTCTCGATCGTGCCCCTGATGGAGAAGGGGAAGATCTACGTGCTCAAGGAGGCCGGCGCGGTCGTGGCGGGCGGCGCGGTCTACGCCAGGCACACGGCGAACGGGGCCGGCAAGCTCGTGATCGGCGCCTGCCGCGCCGACGCCGATGTCGACAAGGCGCTGCTCGTGAAGGGCGCCAAGTGGGTGAAGGCCGCCGCCGCCAACGACGTCATCGGCGTGATCGAGTTCGACGTGAACGCGGCCCTCGTGTAGTCCTCAACCTGCAACAGCACACGCGCCCTGGCGGCGCGAGAAAGGCAGCACCGATGGGCACCTCCACCACCCCGCGCCGCCGCATCGACTTCGCGAGCCTCCGCCCGGAGAACAACACGGGCGAGGTTCGCGCGGACGCGGCCGACCTCAACGCGTTCTTCTCGCGGCAGCTCGAGTTCATCGAGCGCGAGACGTACGACGTCCAGTACCCCGAGCTCTTCTCGCGGAAGTTCATCCCCACCGGGACGTTCGGCGTCCCGACGGGCGCGAAGACGTACACCTACCGGAGTTACGACAAGGTCGGCACCGCGAAGCTCCTCGCGTCGTACGCCGAGGATCTCCCGCGTGCCGACGTGTCGGCCAAGGAGGACTCGATCAAGATCGAGGGCTACGGCGCGTCCTTCGGCTACTCCCTCCAGGACATCCGGGCCGCGGCGATGGCGAACGTGCCGCTCGAGTCGATGAAGGCCGAGGCCGCGCGCCTCGGCGTCGAGACGGTGCTGGACTCGGTCTACGCGACCGGCGACGTGCAGGCGGGCAGCAAGGGTCTGCTGAACCTGCTCAACACCCTCGCCTACGTGATCCCGAACGGCGCCGCCGGCACCGCGACGTGGGTCACCAAGACGCCGCTCGAGATCCTCGCCGACCTGAACGGGATCGCGAACTACTCGTGGTCGCAGACCTACCAGATCGAGACCCCGGACACGATGCTGCTGCCGCAGGATCAGTACACGCTGATCAGCACGACCCCGATGTTCGCGGTCGGCGGCAGCGACGTGACGATCCTCGACTACTTCCTGAAGAACTCGAAGTTCGTGAAGACGGTCGAGCCCTGGTACCGCTGCAAGGGCGCGGGCGCTGCGGGCGTGGACCGGATCGTCTGCTACAAGAAGGACCCGCGGAAGCTCAAGGGCATCGAGCCGCAGCCCTTCGAGATCCGTCCCCCGCAGGAGAAGGGGCTGGAGTACGTCAGCCCCTGCCACGCGCGCACCGCCGGCGTGGTCTGCTACTACCCGATGAGCGTGACGTACGCGGACGGCGCTTAGCCACCTCCACTGGGCGTCTCGTCGAGTACGTGGGGCGGGGCCTTCGGGCCTCGCCCCTTTTTGCGTCTAGTCGCCTACTCGGCGTAAGGGTGGGGCACCACACACGGCGCGCCCCGGCGCGCGAGGAGAGACAGCATGCGAGTCGAGAACCACACGGGCCACATCACGAAGATCCCCGTCATGTCGCAGGCCGCGTCAGGCGGTACTGCCGCGTCGGCCGCGTCGGTCGTCCTCCTGCCGGGCGTGAACGAGGTCGACCCCGGGGCGTGGAAGGAGTGCGAGAAGATCGCGCTCGTGAAGAGCCTGATCGAGCTCGGGGAGCGCAAGGGGGGGCTCGTCGTCGGCGACCCGAAGAAGAGCCTCAAGTCGCTCGCGGAGTTCTCCGAGAAGGAGGCGATCGCGATCGCCGAGGAGACGATCGACGTGGGCCTGCTGAAGGGCTGGAAGGCGAGCGAGAAGCGCGAGAAGGTGCTCGAGGTCGTCGCCGCGCAGCTCGACCTGATCGACCCGAAGTCGGACAAGCCCAACTCGGCGCGCATCTAGCGCGTCGACGTCCAAGGGGAGAACGGACCGATGATCGCCACGACCGCAGACGTCCTCGCCGTTGCGCCGGAGTTCGCGACGCTGACGCAGCCGCAGTGGGACGCGGCGTTCCGGCTCGTCGGTCCGTTCGTCCCCGATGCCGATCTCGGCGACCGGGCCGCCCTGGCGGGCGCCTATCGCGTTGCCCACTTCCTAGCGCGAGCCTACCCGGCGCTGTCTGCCGACGCGCGCACGGTGGTCTCTGAGACGCTGGGGCCGCTCTCCCGCACGTACGCGGTGAGTGATCAGCCCGCGTACCTCCGTGACCTGTCCTCGACCAAGTACGGGCTGGCGTACATGGACGCAGTCGGCGGCGCCTTCTTCACGGGGCTGGTGTCCGGATGACGATCGCCTCGTCCATCATCGGCGGCTTCCGACGGTACACGACGCCCGTGCAGCGCGGCTCCGTGCCGTCGGTGATCGATGGCCGGGTGCAGCCGGGGGCCGTGACAACGGTGCAGATTCTGTGCGCCATCTTCCCGAAGAAGGCCTCGCGCCTCATGCGGGAGGAGGCGGGGGAGACGAGGTCGGGGCAGATCAAGGTCTACTCGTCGGACCCGATCTACGCGGGGCGCGACACGGGCGAGCCGGCCGACCTGATCGACTGGAACGGCGCGACCTACGAGGTCGACGAGGTCGACTACTACGAGGACGGTGGGCTGTACGATGCGACCGCGACGCGGCGCCGGGTGACGTAGTGGCTGCCAGCCGGTCGGGATTCAAGTTCGAGATCGACGAGAAGTCGACGGCGTGGGAGGCGCTCCGCCGCACGCTGGAGAATCTCCAGTCGAACGAGGGCGCCTTCGTGAAGGTCGGGGTCGTCGGCGAGAAGGCCGGCGCTGACCACGTAGAAGAAGGTGAGCCGCCGCAGGGTATGACCAACGGCGAACTGGCTAGGATCCATGAGTTCGGGGTGCCCGGAAAGATCCCCGCGCGGCCGTTCATCTTGGGGACCTTCGCGCTCAACCGGGCGCGGTATCTGTCGCTCCTGAAGACCAAGATCCTGCCCGGCATCTACCTCGCCAAGATCACGGCGGCGCAGGGATTGAAGCTCATGGGTGAGCTCATCTCCAGCGACATCCGGAACCGAATGGTGGACGGCGCGGGGATCCCGCCGCCGCTGGCGGCCTCGACGATCACTGACAAGATCCGGCGGGGTACGTGGAACAAGAAGGGCAAGGCGCGCAAGGCGGCGCCGCGGCCCTTGATCGACACCGGGCGGCTTCGCAACTCGGTCTCCTACGCGGTTGTCATGTCGCCGGGAGAGACGAGCGGCTCCAGCGACGCTGGATCGACGCGCACGGACTGACGTTGTAGAAGGGATCACCACTTTCAAGGAGTCCACATGCGCACCTTCCTCCTCGCCCTCGCCCTCGCCCTCGCTCTCCCCGCTGCCGCAGTCGACTCGCCCACCTGGACCCGCACCGCCCTGTCGCCGGCTTCGGCCACGAGCGCGGGCGTCGTCTCGACCGGCGCGCAGACCTTCGCGGGCAAGAAGACTTTCACGGGCGCCGTGGCTTCGCCCGTCTCGCACACGCTCCTGACGTGGTGGCTCAACGCGGCGGCGGCGACGGGGGCCTGTCCCGCCACGGGCACGGGCTGCGTCGGTCACGTCCTGCCCGCGCAGGCGTTCACGGTCACGGCGATCACGGGCTACGCGAGCGTCGCGAGCGGCGGCGGTGCGGCCAATACCGTCATGACCCTGACCGACGGGACGAACACCTGCACGGTGACGATTCCGTGCAACGTCGCGCCGCCTGCGGGCACCTCGACGGCGGGACTCGTTCGCGTCTCAGCCGTGAACGGCGCGGGCACCGGGTGCGTGTACGCCGCGTCGGCCGCGATCACGGCTAGCGTGACAACCGCCGGTTGCACGACCACGCAGCCCACGTTCAAGAACCTCGACATCGTCGGCAAGTGGCAGTAGGGGGCGCCATGATCCGAGCGCTCCTGATCGCCGCTCTGCTAGTCTCTCCCGCGTTTGCGGGCGCCGTCACCCCGCCGCCGCAGGCTGAGGTGCTCGTGCTCGCGTCGGCTGCGGTTCGGGTCGACGCCGGGATGCCGAACCGTCGCTGGATCGAGATCCAGAACCTTGGGCCGAACACGATCTCCTGCGCGTTCTCGTCCGCGGGAGCGGTCGTCACGAAGGCGCGCGCGATCGCGACGGGGGGCGTCTGGTCCCCGCCCGCGCCCTCCGTGATGAAGGTCTACTGCCGTTCCGCAGTCGCCGATCAGGTGACGGGCGCGGCGACCATCGTCTCTGAGCTTCCTTAGGCGCCTGCAGCGCGGGCGGGAGGGTACTGAGCCATGGCGACTCCGTTCGTGGTCCGAGGGATGTTCCCGATCCCCAAGCCGCACCCGCAGCCCGCGCTCGGCAACTGGATCGGCTTCGAGGTGCAGGGGGACGCGGAGATCGACCTCGACGCGGCGCAGGTGCGCGGGTATCAGGGGCCGTTCCGCGCGATGCCCGCCGACCCGACGCAGCCCGCGTTCCGCGACTGGTCCGAGGCGTTCGTCGTCGAGCTCACGCGGGCGTCCGACGTGGTGAACCCGTACCCCACGGGCGACGTGGGGGCGATCCGAGCGGTCCTCGACGGCGAGATCGCGAGGCTCGCGCTGGAGCCTCGGCGCACCTTCAGCGTCCAACTCGGCGGTGGTGGGATCGGCGTAACGTTCGACCCGATGACGGTGCAGCCCTCCGATCTGGCAATCCAGCAGATCATGGGAGTCGTCCTCGCGCGCGCCAAGGCGCAGGACGTGATGGGCGTCTACGACGATCCAGCGTGGCCCGCGGGCAGCGCGATCACGATGACCGTCAACGGGGTCCCGGTGTGACGGTCGCGCGCCGCTATCAGTTCGCGCTCGCCGATGCCGTCCTCTCTGGCGGCGCGGCGCTGGTGGGTGCGTCGGGGCCGCTGCCTGCGAGGATCACCGGGGCCGCCAATTACGGCCTGAACGTCCTCGCGCTCAATCCCACGGGCTACTGGAGGCTCAACGAGCCGAGCGGGATCACGTTTGCCGACGGCTCGCCCAACAACCGACCGCTCGTCGCCAACAATGGGAGCACGCCAAGCCGATCCACGGGACATGGACGCGGCGGCGACACGGGCGGCTGCGCGGCACCGACCGGAGTGGGCGGGGGTTTCATCGCCTCAGGCAACTACCCGGAACACCGGATCGTCGCGGGCACCCCGTTCACCGCGCTCCTGTGGTCACGAGCGCTGGCGACGGGCATGAGTCAGTTCAACGCCATCGGCACGCAGTCGAACCCGGGCACAACCAACTCCCCGGGGTGGTCGCTCCGTCCCTCTTACAACAACAGCGGGTGGTGGGAGTTCATGGTCGTCAACGCGGCGGGGACCGCCTACCGCTACGGCCGGATCACGCCCATCGGGGCCAACGACTGGTACAGCACGCGGCCCCAGCTCGCCGCCCTGCGCTACACGGGCGGTGCGCTGACCGCGCAGGCGAGTTGGAACCTGAGCGTGGGCGGGGTCACGTACCCGTTCACCGTGTTCGGCGGATCGTCGCCCGCGGACGTGGGCGCGGGCGGCGCGTTGTGGGTGCTGAACAGCACACTCAACATCTACGCCCAAGACGCTGCCGTATTCGCGGGCGTGTACCTCTCCGACGCGCAGCTCCTCGCGCTCGCGGGGGCGACCCCCTGTGGCCGAGCCCGCTGGACGCTCCCCAGCGTGGCCTACTCGCGCACCTTCCGCAGCTTCGCGCTCCCGGGCAGCCTGTCACGCAACGTCAACACGACGGAATCCCGCCTCGGTGTCCGCGCCTACTACAGCCTCGACGGCGGCGCGACCCGGACCGAGTTCGACCCCGGTGACGACCTCGCGGCGGGCGTGGCGATCCCGGCGGGCACGGCCCTGACACTCGACGCGGACCTGACGCACCACCACATCGAGGATCTCCCGTGGATCGCCGACGCCTCGGGCGGCGGGCCGGTCGTGGTGTGGGAGGAGGCGGATCCGCCTCCGGTGACGGTGCAGGTGCCCTACGTGATCGACTCGCTCACCGTGACGGTGGAGGACCGCTCCTCCGTCAACGTCACCGTCCAGGATCTCGACGAGATCCGCGTCGTCGTGGAGGACTGACCCGTGACCACCAGCACCAGGCTCACCGACACCGGACTGCGCCAGCTCGCCATCGGCCGCGCGCGCGACTTCCGCTTCATCCTCTCGTCGGCCGCGACCGGGGCCGCGTTGACGCTCGTCGCCGGGGACAAGTTGTGGCTGACGGTCAAAGCAGCCGTCGGCGATGCGGTGTCGCTCTTCGACCGGCGCAACACGGCGGCGGGCGGGTCCGACGCGGAGATCGCGCTCGTCGCGGGCACGCCCGGCTCCATCGACGTCAAGCTCGTCGAGGCCAACACGCTGCTCCTCGCCAGGGGCGTGCGCTACCCGTGGGAGTTGCACTACTCGTTGGCGAGCGACCCCCACGATCGGCTCGCCTGCATCGGCGTGTTCGAGGCGATCAAGACGGCTGGCAACGCGATCCCGTGACGCTCGGTCCCGACCCTCGGCGCTGGGATCTCGACGCCCGAGACGTACGAGGAGCGCGCAGGCATCATCGCCGCGGACACCGGCTGCTCCCGCGAGGAGTCGGAGAGGCGAGCCGAGGCGATGGGTGATAGGGGTGACGCAAGATGACCATCGAAGACGCCGTCTACCGCTGGATCGAGCAGGCCGTGGCGCCCGTGCTCGCCCTCCTGGTCCCGCCGGATGCCAGCGGCGCGCCCGCGCTCACCGCCGTCATCTGGGACCGCCAGAAGGTACCCGTGATGGCGACGCCCTACGTCACGCTACGTCTTGTCGGGCCAGGCGCGCAGGACTTTTCCGAGGACCGATCGGTCTACGTGCCGACCGCGCCGGCGGGGCAGGAGATGGAGGAGCGGACGATCCACCACGACACCTACGTGCTCAGGGTGCAAGCGTTCGCCCCGCTCCCCGCCGATGCCCGTACCATCGCCAAGGCCGTGCGGACGCGCGCCTTCGCGGACTCGGGTCGCGCCGAGCTGCGTGAGGCTGATCCCTCTCTCGTTGTCGCAGGGGTCGGCGC